ATGCTACCTGTGAGACCTGTTGCATCTTCTGAGCCGTGTTGGGTCATGAGCGGGGCGGTCGAGCTGGCGTGGTCAAGGTTAATTAGGTCAAACCCCCCACTAGCATAAGTGCCCACAACATGAAGTGTGGGCATCTTTCTATCTCCTAGCCTTGTGCCGTATATTATAAAATTAGCCATGCTGTATCAACATCCACATGCACAACGCTCTGTGCAGAATTCTTTTGCTTTATTGTACTTGTCGGTCGCTGCATTGATGTTGCCCAGTGTTGCATCATATGTAGCTGACTGCAGCAGTAGGAATATTCTCTCAGCGAGTTTGAGATCCTCCTTGCACTTATCGCACTTGCATGTGCAATTGATTGCGTCATGTACCAGTTTGGCAATGCAGCAATCTATATCAGCAGTTACTACTGACACTTGGCTAGTCTTACCTCCTGCGGGGTCGATCATGGTTGCTTTGAGTACCCCCCTGGCGTCCATACCAAAGCTAGCTGTAATCTTACCCCCACGTGTACGTCTTCGTATTGTGTGAGTCTCTCCTGTAGTCAGGTTCTCAAACTTAATCGTGTACTGCGTATTGCGGTTAAGACCACGCTGGGTAACCAATACCTTCTTCCCAGAAAATAAACCTCTAAGTGCCATGTGAAAGTGATAAAGGGGGACACCCTATGTGCCCCCCAATTTTATTACCAAATAAACTGTTCGTCAACGTTCTCAACGTAGTTGAATACATCAGCAAACTCGTTCGTAGCTGTAGTATCTGGATCGGAACCTGCGTTCGTGTAGTAAATAGTAGCAATGTTAGTGCTACCTGCAGGAGCAATACCTGCACCATTTGGCCAGTTAGGCGTTGCGTACTCGATAGTAATCTTATCGTACGCAGATCCCGCTTGAACAAACGTATCCACAGATTGTGGAAAGTACATACGGTTAAAGCTTCCTTGTCTGTAACGGCAACGAGCTTCATCATCCGCAACCTGCCAGTCATTACCAACACCCTTTACTTCGCCAGTAGTAGCTGCAGCCACACCATCGTCATCTCTATCCAAGTTTGTAACGATCAAGTCGAAAGACAATCCTGGGTGTAGTGAGGTGAAGACCATGTTAGTACCAACATCTGTACAAGACACCATGTTCTTGAGGAGTGGGTGTGCTGCAACAGCAGCCTGAGCGGCACTTATGTTGTCTGCTGCATCAGCATCATCATGATCAGCAATCTTAACAGTCATGTTGACTGCCTTGTGATTCGTAGTGTTGAACGAACCCAAGGGGAACACTTTAGCTGTACCAGTAACTGCACCCATACCATCATTGTAGAACGAAGTCTGGTTAATGGGCACTGTTCTTATGATGAACTTAAACTGGTAAGAGTCATTATCAGCAGAGTTAGTTGTGTTAAGAGTTGCATCAGCAACAGTTGCCAAATGACCAACCCATGCAACGTGTCCGTTGTAGTTGATGCGTTTAACTCTAGTTGCATCGATGATTGGTGATGCAATGATGTTACCGCTCAAAGGACGCTGAGTGATTTGGAAACCACTCACCTTCCAGATTGGGGCTACAGTGGTAAGCAAAGAGGCCGGTAGGATTGGGTCCTCTGCTGCACCAGAATCGTCCGTTTTAACACTAGACCCAACGCCTGCGAACTTCTTTTCGTAGAGTGCTGTCTTAGTGTATGCTGGAGTACCTGTACCCAGCGTGAAAATACCTACATCGTCTGCTGGGTCTGCGCCTGCAAGGCTACCAAACTGAGCTTGGGTGCCTTCGATCACAGTCAAAGCGTCCGATACAAATACTTGATTCAAATTAGATCCCATAGTTTCTATTTATTAGGGATGAAACAAAAAATTACTCGCTCTCCAGGACTTCCCCAGATTGCGTTTGATATCTAGGAGACTCGAAGGACTCCAAGATGCTTTTTACCGTCATTTCCACAATCTCATGATGAGTGTGCTCTGCCAGCTCGCAGCCTATACCAGCACTTATGTTTACGCTGATAGGCTTACGTAAATACTTTATCGTTACCCCCAAGGGCACCGTTTTGTTGTTAGAATATAAATCTACGAAATTTTCTTGCATTGTGTACATCACATTCGAAGCTTTTGCAGTGTTAAATGGGTCATCTAACAGTGCAAAGATGTCGTCATGTTGGACTGACTTACAAAGTGTGCGTTTAAACTTTGCAAATGTGTTGTTTTTTGTGGTCACAGTGCGAAATCTCTTTGCTGAGGTGTACGGAGCCTCGAATATGGCGAACTCCACGGCAGTTTCACTGCCTACAAGCTCTGTAAACGGGTGATCGTACGTTACTACGGCGTAAGCTCCAGCCAGGTCGGGGTCATTTGTAACAAAATTGACAAAAGTGGTGACGTCCCCGTTTGCATTGGGGCGACTGGTTGGATATCTCAAGAAAAACTCGTTAGAATCAGCAATAGGTGAGTCTGCAACGTCTAGTTCTGAGAACATGTCAGCCAATCCGTCCTGAAAAGAGACACTGGGCTTAAATCCCTCAGCATATAGCAGTGGATTAAGCAGATCTTCGTAGTTATTTCTGTTGCCCAGCGTAGAAAAGACGGTTTCCAGTCCTCCTGTCCTTGATGCTACGTCTATTTGGCGTAATACCAAGCCAGGTTGGCTTGTTCCCACTCTTATTCTTAGAAATCTCTCTTCTTTTGTGTTTACATCAAACTCAACAGGCTTGTGACACCCGTCCAACAGCGTAGTTTTGATGTTTATCAGGTACATATAGTCCAGAGGGAGCTTGAATCTCTCCAGTTGAATGTTACCTGCTACTGGAGATGTGTATACCGTACCAAAAAAACTACCTGATCCAATTGCTTCCTCTAAGCTGTCGTTTACTTTTATGCCAACGTGGTAGTCTTCAAGCAGATTGCGTAGATCATCTATGCGTTTCTGCGACTGCTCAAAGCCCCTTTGCTTTCTATTGGACGAGGGACTATACCGCTGGTTGATAAACCGACGTATGGCCATGTTGAGTTCATGGTCGATCTCTTGTGGTAAGAGATTGTCAACCTGAAAAGATGCAAGTTTTTGCACCCCCAGGTTGACAGCTATATGCATCTCTTGTATTGTCACGCTAGTGATTTCAGTTGAGCTCTGATCGCGTTAACTGCGCCAGAGTTCTTTTTGTTTTTGAAGTAAACAATGGTGTCGGTTACGTTTTCTCCAATGGTCTCGTCTCCATAAATATACTGATTTCCAATTTTACGGAGCACATCTTTGCTGACCATTTCTTCTATCTCTGCCCTTAGGTCAAGGTCTTTGTCGAGCACAAGCTTCAAGAACTTAGCTGGTTCTTTAGACTTAAGATCGTAAAGATTATTCTCTACCTCAAGGTCAGTCATCTTATCAGGGTTAGATCCCTTAGCAAGCAGCCTATAGATTCGTCTCATTTTAGATACATCACTAGATGCTTTGATATACTCTTTGTCTGCTTCCTTCTGAACCTTAACCTTGGCGTTCTTCTTCAACAGGTCTCTTTGTGGATCATAGATGTAGAACTTTTTTTGTCTGTCCTTATCCATGCCTTCCTTTGAGTCAGCTACCTGTCTGTGTTTTTGACACCATTTAAACGTAACGTAATCCATCAAGTTGTGTGGATTACCTTCTTCGTCTGTTGTGATGTCTAGTTCTTTTCCTTCGAAGGGAATTGCTAGGGTCATGCTTGCCCAGAAGTCTTTTTCTTGTCTAGGCCAGTCTGCATGTCCTGGTGGTACGTCGAGTATACCGGACAAAAGCTTGTGGGCTTCTTCCCCTTCTACTCCTTTCAATGGTTGTCGACCAACATAGATTGAACCTATCTTGATCTTTGCCGCAGCTCTAATCTCCTTTGGGAGGTGGCCGAGGACTTCTCTGCGTCTGATTATAACTTTTTTCATGTTCTTTATTTAGTTAAGAATAAACTGGTTTGCTTGCAAATCGGGGAGAGCCGACATTTCAGCTCCCCCCTTTGCAAACCAAACACCAAATTACGATGCAGTGCAAGTCAAATCGAGCGAAGTATCGAATCTGCGGAGCAGGATACCAGCTGTTTTCAACATGTGCACAGAAGCACCGTCTATATCTGAAGCTCGCGTGTCAGTTTCTGCGAAGCCCTTAGGCACAACAGAACCAGCAACACACCAGCGAAGCATTTCACGACCCTTCTTATTAATCATCTGGAGGTTGTTTTCTCCATCGTAAGAAGATTGGTCAACGAATGTCATTCTGTAAGATTCGAGTGGCAATCCAGTCTCAGGGTGCTTATTAGAAGCCTGAGCAACAGGACCGTGATCGAACAATGGGACCTTGACCACGTTCACCGTGTGACCATCGACGTGGTCGTATGAGGTGAAGTAACCAGTGATACCCAAGCTACGACCGCTACCAGTGATGAACTTAGACTCAGTAGTTCTGAGGTAAGAGTTCACACTTGATCCAGTAGTAACACCTGTGCCACTGACACCGTTAGCGTAGTAAGCGCGGAGAGCCTTGTCGAACTCACGTGCACCACCAATACCTGTGAACAATGTCACCTGCTTGTCGGTAGCGTCGGTCATTCCGTAGAACAAGTCACCAATAGTGTCCTCAATCTTCTTCTGCGTGAGAGTAGAGTAAGTGTCCTTGTTGATGATCTGCTCGAACAAACCAGGTCCAGAGACCACAGGCTGTCCGTTCTCGTCGAGCATGGTAGACTTACCGTTAGCATCGTGCGTCTTAGCACCATACCAGTAGTACATCTCACACTCTTCCTTAAACTTGAGCATGTGACGGTACTCCTCGTAGTCCATCCACAACTTCGTAGATGAGCCTTCCTTCAGTGGGAGGGTAAACTCAGCAACGTAGTCCTTAGCGTTACCGGAGAAGTGGTAAGACTTACGCACGGTACCGATCTTAGAACGGACCAACCCGGGAGCTGTCCAGTTAGAAGCGTTTCCGCGTGAGAAGTCAATACCGACGTTAGCGTACAACTGTCCCCAGAGTGCACCTGCTGCAACCTCACCTGCTACCAAACCTGTGCTGTTATCAGGGGAAACCAATTGCAACGTGTACTCATAACCACCTCCAACAACTTTAGGTTCTTGCATAATTCTTGCCAAGCTACCTTCGTTAGAAACGAGGGTGTATGGGAAGATGAACCACTTGTCTGGGAAGACGATTGTGAACATTGCACCACCGGCACCAGTGCCGACAGCTGAAACCACTGGTCGAACGTTTACCTCATGGGTCTTGACACGGTACTCGTACTCGAATCTGTCGATTGAGCGCGTATTGCCAACCCCCTCAGAGAGGAAAGAAAGTGGAAACTTCTTTTCTTCACGTCCGGCCAAGTGCGTAATAATAGGAGAGAGCTCTTCGGGCTTCTCCATTAATGCATTGACCAACGAGTTAGTATCGGTCATCTGCTGGTCGTTATAATACGACTTAAGTACTTGCATCAAAGCCATGATTGTTTATTTAAAAGTTTTGCTTAAAAAAGCGCGTTTATGTCCAGCTGATCTGGATCAAATGTCTGTTGTCTACGCTGAGCCTTACGAGCGCTCTTGACTCTTTCCTCATTTGCTTGGATGCGGTCTCTCAGACCTCTGACACTCTGCGTACGTGCTTTTGTGTCAATAATGTCTGAGAGGTTAAACCCGCTATACATGAGGTAGTCTATTGCAAGCTTGATGTCAATGTCAGCATCAGCGTAGTCTAAATCTCTTTGTGTATTGCCTTCTTCGTCGATTGGTGCAGAGATGTAGTCAAAGAAGTCTTGCTTGTCCGAGTCTGGGATAACAATACCCCCGAACTCGCTGTCCTCTGACATGTACTCCGCTACACCACCCCAGAAGTCTTGTTGCTCTTGCTCTATCTCTTTAGCTTCTGCAAGTTGTTCTTCATACATCTGCTGTCTTTGAGCCTCTTGCATGTTGACCAGCTGTTGCTGTGCTACAAGTGCTTTGTTATGCAACTTGCCTGTTTGCTGAAAGTCATCGAGCATCTCGATAATCATTTCATCTTCGTGGCCCATAGCCTTGTAGTACTCCCCAAGCATAGCTCGTTGGAGTGTAACATCGTCCTCGCTGAGCTGAATGCGGCTGTAATC